CTTTCGCGGCCATGGCGATGAGTGGAGGTATCACCCTTTTGATCCTCCGTCTCCGCCAGGTCTTCACCACCAAGACCGATCTGGCGGCCCATGCCGCCCGCGTCGAGGAACTCAGGCGCGAGCATGAGACCTGGGTTCGGCTGCATGATTCCGAGCACCGCGAACTGTCCGAGCGTCTGAGCCGTGGTGAAGCCCGGTTCCAGCGGGTCGAGGACCGGATCGACGCGCTGCCGACCCGTAAAGACCTTGAGGAATTGACCCGGACCGTGGCGGGCATGGCCGCAGCTATGGCCGCCGTTCAGGCCGAATTGACCGGCCTCGGAGGCTCCGTGACCTGGGTCAAGGATAGCCTGGGAACCCTGCTGGAGCATGAATTGGCCGAGGCCCGGGATGCAGGCAAGGGAGGCAGGGGATGACCGATTTCATTGAGACCTGGGCGGGCCATGTGCGCCTCGCCCTATTGATCATTCTCGCGGGGCGGGACCGCGCGGCGGCCCGGCGCTGGCGGGTCCTGTCGGGTTTGGCCAAGGCCCCCGGTGGGTCGGCCAATCTGTCCCTGCTGGCCGATATCCTTGGCATGGCCCGGGATGACTTGCGCGCCGACCTGACCGCGATGGGCGAGGTTGGGCTTGTGCTGGTCTCTCGGGAACTGGGTGTTCTCGGTGCGGCGATCCTGACCCCGGGGAAAGAGGTCCTCCAAGGTTTGCGGATTCTCGACATGGTCGCGCCACCGCCTGCGGCTGAAGCCCTGCAAGAGGGCCTGTCCGGTGTGGCCCTGTCGGCCACTGTCGAACAGGTGCGCGGCCACCTGGCGTTTCTGGCGTCCTCCGGCCTGATCGACGAAACCGGCGCCATCACCGACAAGGGGCGGCTGGTGGCCCAAGGTCGAGAGGTGGTCGCCGGTGTGCGGGTTCCTTCTACGGAAACGGCCCTGAAGCTTGCCGCCACCATTGGCCTGAAGGGTTAATCCCATGGCCCATGGACCGGAAGTCAAACAGGCCGTTAGGGCGGCCTATATCTTCGACCGCCTAACGGTCGAACAGGCCGCAGAACGGGCCGAGATCGGCGTGGCCACGGCCCGGCGCTGGAAAACCCAGGCCGCAGCCCTGGGCGATGATTGGGACAAGGCGCGCGGCGCCCATGCCCTGAGCCGCGAAGGCGCGGGTACGGTGACCAGACTGGTCCTCGCTGATTTCCTAACCGTGCATCAATCAACCGTCGACGGTCTGCGGGAAGAACAGGGCATTTCCCCCCTGGCCAAAGCCGAAGCCTTGTCCCGTCTCTCTGATGCCTTCACCAAGACGATGAACGCCGTCTCTAAAGCCAGCCCGGAAATGGCCCGGTTCTCCGTGGCAAACGAGCTGCTGCGCGATCTGGGCAGCTTCGTCCGGGAGGAATATCCGGAACAGGTCGACCTGATGCTCGATATTCTGGGGAGCTTTTCGGCCTATGTGGCCCGGAAGTACGGCTGATGGCCGCCCGGGTCAAATCCACATCCAAGTATAAGTATAAGTCGGACGATTTCCTGGCCGACATGGCCGATTTCGTCCAGGGGCTCCGCGACGAAATCGCCAATGCCGTCGATCTGGGGGAGTTCGACCGGTCCCCCGGCGCCACGCGGGCACGCCGGGAGAAGGCCAAGACGGATTTCGGCTTCTTCTGCAAAACCTACTTTCCCCACCGGGGCCGCGCCAAACACTCCAGTTTTCACGAATGGACCTTCAAGCGTGGGCAGGAGATCGCCGACGGCCCTGGAGGGGCGCGGGAGGTCATCGCGGCTCCCCGGGGCAATGCGAAATCCACCTTTTGGACCGAGCTTTTTCCCCTGTGGTGCGTGATCACCAAGCGGCGCCGCTATCCGTTGATTTTGTCAGACGCCATTGAAGTCGCGGCGATGATGCTGGAAGGCATCAAGACGGAGCTGTTGGACAACCCCCGCCTCGCCCACGACTTTCCCGAGGCCGTCGGTCAGGGTCCCGTTTGGCAGGTCGGTGTCGTCGTCACTGTCAACGGCGCGAAGATCCAATGCGGCGGCGCCGGAAAGCGTATCCGTGGCGCGCGTCATGGATCCCAACGTCCGGACCTGGTCGTCCTGGACGACATCGAGAACGACGAGAACGTGGCCAGCCCGGCGCAACGGGACAAGCGCGAGGCCTGGATCGACCGGGCCGTCGAGCCCCTGGGGCCGCCTGACGGTTCCATGGACATGATCTATGTGGGGACAGTGCTCCATGTCGATTCCGTGCTCAAACGCAAACTGTCCAACCCAGCCTGGAATGCCACCACCTTCAAGGCGATCATCCGTTGGCCCGACGCCATGGACCTGTGGGATCGGTGGGAAGAGCTGTACCGCAACCAGGGGCGGGAGGCGGCAAGCGTCTTCCTGGCGGAAAACCGCGAGGCCATGCACCAGGGCGCGGAAGTCCTTTGGCCCGCCGTGCAGACGCTCGAAAAGTTGATGGTCATTCGCTTCCGCGTGGGCGCGTCCTTTGGATCGGAATACCAGAACGAACCCACGGACGGCGACGCCACCTTCCAACACGTCCAGTTCTGGGCGGACCGCGCCGCGATCCTGCGGGAATGGGCGCATTTCGGCGCCGTTGACCCGTCCTTGGGTGGTCGAAACAAGGGCCGTGATCCCTCGGCCATTTTGGTGGGAGCCAAGGATGTGGGCACGGGTCGCCTGTTCGTTTTGGAAGCCGCCATCCGCCGCCGCGTCCCGGACAAGATCATCAATGACGTGATCGCCTTCCAAGACACCTACCGATGCGTGAAATGGGCGGTGGAGGCCATCCAGTTCCAGGAGTTCCTCCGCCAGGTTCTTTTGACCCGGTCGGTGGAGCGGGGCATCCCCGTGCCCGCCATGGCCGTCAAACCACACACAGACAAGGTCCTGCGGATCGAGAGCCTTCAGCCCTACGTCGACGCGGGCCTGATCCTGTTCCACGCCTCGCACACAACCCTCCGCGAGCAGTTGATCAATTTCCCGAACGCCGACCACGACGACGGCCCCGACTGCCTGGAAATGCTCTGGCAGTTGGCAATGGGGGCTGGCGTGGCGGCTGGCGCCAACGCGGGCGGAGGCGCGGATCGGCGGGGTGAGCGGGGCGCTGAAGGGGGCCAAACCGGCCGGGGTATGTCGAACCTGGCGCGGCGCTTCGGGGGTCAAGCGCGGCGCATTCTGAATTTGGGGAGAAGGTAACCATGGGCTGGCTGTCAAACCTGTTTGGTGGATCCACCAAGCCCGAACCGGAAGCTCTGCGCGAAGCCGCAGGCGCCTCCACCAGCCTGGACGAACCGGGGTTCCGCCGGGTGGGCGGCCAGGACCGCGACCTCAACCCCATGACCCAGGCCCGCATGGTCCGATTGGCCCAAGCTCTGTGGGAAGGCACTCCCCTCGGACATTGGATGATCGAGATTCCCTTGGCCTTCCTGCTGGCCGGTGGCGTCAAGCTGCGTGTGACCGGCGATGACGAAAACAAGGTGGCCGAGGCCCAAGCCTGGATCGACGCTTTTTGGTCCGACCCCATCACCGACATGGCAACCGGCCTGGAGAGCCGTGTCCGCGAGTTGGCCATGTTCGGCGAACAATGCTGGCCGGTGTTCGAGAGTCTCGACGGTCATATCCGGCTGGGTTACCTGGATCCGTCGGACATCGAGGACGTGGTCCTGGACCCGGACAACTACGCTGCGCCCATCGGGATTTTGGCCGCGCCCGACGCGGACGGGCGCAAGCGCCGCTACCGGATCATCTATACCCACGACCAGGGAGACGAGGACCTGTTCGGTCCCCGCGCCCAGGCCCTGCGAGAAACCTTCACCGATGGCGATTGCTTCTTTTTCCGGGTCAACGCCCTGATGAAGGCCAGCCGGGGGCGCTCCGACCTGTTGCCCAGCGCCGATTGGGTCGATGCCCTGGACCAGTTCCTGTTCGGAGAACTGGAGCGGGCCGCCGATATGCGCGCCTGGATCTGGGATGTGAAGATCACGGGCGCGACGCAAGAGGAAGTGGAGGACCGGGCCGCGACAACCGTTCCCCCATCGACCGGAGGCGTTCGGGTCCATAACGAAAACGAGGAATGGACCACGGAAAGCCCGGATATCCGTGCCGAGGACGGAGAGAAGGCCGCGCGTTTGTTCCGCAACCACGCCATAGGCTCCCTGGGCCTGCCAGAGCATTGGTTCGGCGGAGGCGGAGACGTCAACCGGGCGAGCGCGGCGGAAATGGGCCTTCCCGCCCTGCGGATGCTGACCCTGCGACAGGAGAAGCTCCGCAACATTCTGGAGACTGTAGGCCGCGAGGCAATCCGGCGTCGGGGTCGTGTGGTGTCTCGGTCCTTCGCCCTGGAGGGTCTGGACGTGCTGGCCGAATTCCCGGAGCTGGTGTCCGAGGACGTGAGCCGCTATGCGGCCGCTTTGGCACAGGTTGCGGCGGCGGCATCCACCATGCTCGGTCAGAACTTGATCGACCGGAAGGGCGCCGTCCGCCTGGTCGCCTCCCTCGCGGCCCGACTTGGCGTGGAAATCGATCCCGAGGACACCCTGGCCCAGGCAGAGGAAGAGCGGAAGGCCAAGGAGGAGCGGGATTCCATCGTCGACCCCGCCCCGGATCCCGTGGA